TATTACGTTGCCCATGGAGAGTGGGAAACGCCATTAAGAGTTAAACTTTAAAGGAGAAATAAAATGGCTATAGTAACAGGAGCAGGAACAGTAGGAGCAAGCCAAGGTGTTGGCAGAAAAACTTTTGTTTTTGCAGTAACAACAGGTACAATTACAATGGAAGCGGCAGTAACTTCTGCAACAACTACTTACAACATGACAGTTGTTGGTGTTGAAGGAACAACTGGAACTTCACACTTGTTATGCACAGGTGGAAACACAGATGGAACTAACGGACTTGAAAATACTTCAGGTATCGCATTAGTTGCTACTTTCGACAACTAAGATTTAAATTAGTTTGTTTATTAAGGGTGTCGTTTTTACGGCACCCTTTTTTTATGACCGGTAAATACGAGTATGAAGATACGTATCAAAACATTAGTTGATGTTACCCGAACTGACGTTAGACGCAGGGGGCAGGGTGACGAGCAAAAACTACTTCAGCAACAGAATTTCCAAACTTTACAACAAGTTATTAACTTGCGTAATTTGATTAACCTCAATGATGATCCATTTGTCTCAACTAGAGACGTTACAGGCGAATTTGGAACAAGTATCAAAGGTGAACACAAAGTTTGGACATATGAATTTGAAGTTGACCATGCTGATGCGTACACCGATGACAAAAGCGACCCTGTAGGCCTATTAAAGCAAGACCTTGAACAAGTTCCAGTATTAGGAGGTTTAACAGAAACTGTACCTAATCCTAAAATGTTTGTACTTAATAACAAAGGTAAATCCAATATTACCGTCGAAGTTGTATAAATAACTATGAAGGCACAAAATAGGCATACCATAACACATTAAGGCTAACGACAAAGAGTTTACTTAATAACCCTTAGAGAAAGGGTGTTTACGGAGATATTAACTATGGCACGTGCCACAGACTTAGAAAAACAAAATTTAGAAGCACACGTTGACTTATGTGAGCAACGTTACATCACCCTAGAAAAACGTTTGGGTAAAGTTGAAGATAAAGTTCAACACATTCATGACGATTTAGGCAAATCACATTCATCTCTCATTAAAGTTATTATAGGTACTTCAGGTACTATAATTGCAGGACTGTTATCTACAGTCGTTGTTATTCTCATTAATATGTCCTAAACTAAATACTAACATGTTGTTAGTAGAATTATTCACAGATATCGCAGAGAAACAAATATGGGGCCGCAAAGGTAAAAGCCTAGTGCGTAAGTTCCGTTGTGTTGGCGGTAAGCGTCATGGACGTATTGTTGCTAAAGCACAGCAATGTTTTGCTCCACCAAATATCAAAGCCAAAATGAAGATGCGTATCACACGTAAGAAATTAGGTGCTAGAATGATGCGTAAAGCCAAACGTACAAAACGTACTAATCCGGCATCCAGAGCATTAAGGACTATGAACAGAAGATGAGACTTGTTGAACTAACAGAAGCAGGCGGTAAGTTTATCTTTGGACGTGGTGGCAAACCAGGCGGTTCACACAAAGGTAAAGTTACAAGAAAATTTAGATGCGTTAGTGGTCCACGCAAAGGACGTATTGTTGCTAAGATGTCTACTTGTCATGCACCAATTGACACACAAAAGAAAAAGACAATGACAGTAACACGTTCTAAAAAACCAAGCATGACAGCAAAGAAATCTATGTTTACTAAAAAAGGCTCAGGTATTAGTAGAGCAGTAATGAGTAAGAATAGAGCAAAAGCACCTACAAGGCCAGCACCGCGAAGGAAGAAGTAATGCGTATTGATGAAATAGATCAAAAGCACAAAGATTTTAAAAAAGTTATTTTAGACCATAACTTAACTGAAGAACAACTTGATGAGTTGGTTCCATTAGCCGCACTTGCTGGAACAGCCGCAAGAGTTGCAGGCGGAGCATTAGTAAGAGGCGCAGGTGCAAGATCATTAGGCAGAGGAATGAAAAAAGTTGGCGGTATGGCGGCTGTAGGTGGACAAGGTGGTTCAGGATCTAACAGTAGCAACGCTATAGGACAAGTTGGCAAAGCAATAGGCAACTTAGGTACAGACCTTGCTTCACAACAGCGTGGAACTGCAAGAAAAACAAACAACAATAATCAACAAAGTTTAAAAACAAATACTGCTCAAAAACTTTCGCAAAAAGGTAGTGGTAGCACAATTGGAACACAAAGTACTCAAGGTACACAAGGCACACAACAAACCAAACTAGCAAGAGGTCAAGAGTTTGCTATGCCTGTTACAGACCCAAACAAACCAAACCAAACAATGCAAGCCAAAATGAAAGTTAAAAATGTAAGCGGTAGTGAAGTTGAACTTACACCTTCAAAACGAACAAAAGGTCTACCAAAAACGGTAAAGTATAATAAAAAAGATCTTGCACTAAACTAAAATTCAAGTTATACTAATAGATATGAAACCAGAAGTAAAGAAGTTAGTCAGCGCCTTTGCGGAAACTGCACAGTCAGTTAAACTCCGTTTAAAAAGGAGTGGCTTCGTATTGCCCGTTGCTCATAATGGCGGTATTAAATTCAAACACTGTTATATTAAGAAAGCACAGGATGGATGGTATAAGATAGTAAATTTACACAATCCAAAAATATGCTATTACAAAGGTATTGCTAGTCACAAGATTGCAGTAGCATTATCAATATATCTAGGACTAGATGTTGACTTTGATGAAAGAGAACTATTAGATGCAGATCACAAGTATTTGCACTATTACAACGAAATTCGCTTTTTAAAGCATGGTTTTAACGTTGCACAAGCAAAAGATGACGATGTTAAGATAGATTTATACAATGCTAGAATGTATGAATATATGCCTAAATACGAAAAAGCAAAGAACGAAGTTGCACTGCTTCTAGATAGAGCAGAAACTTTGCTGTTTGACACTAAATAACACTATAATAACGTTAGGGGATTACATACGATGAAAACGTCAGATTTTATGAACACAGTTACAGTTGAGTCTTTACAGAAAGACCTACGTAACAAATATGGAGTATCAGTTGATCTTGCAAAATACAGCAAAGAGCAACTAGAATCTTACAGTCACAAGATTCAAAATAAACTTAAAGAATTCGAACTAAAGCATAACTTTAATGAATCATTAAACAATGATGAATTTCAAAAAACTTTGCTGATCAGTAAAATTGTAGAGAGTGCAATTAATCAATACATTGATAATCCCCTTGAAAGTGTTGATGAAGAAGATCTAGGCGAAGACGTAATTGAAGTTGATGAGTCAGATGCAGATATTGCACGTGATTTTACAGTAGAAAATCCAAATGATGACATTGATGATGATCCAGGTGCTGGTACAGATGTTGATCCTAATGCAGATAAAAATGTTTCACAAGATTCAAAAGTGTTAACAGCATTAAGAGCAGTAATGGACGACAAAGGAAAAGCAAACCTTGCTAGAATGGCAATAGAAAAAATCCTACAAGGTAAACCACTTAACAAACAACAAATTGATGGGTTCAGAGATGCAATGCAATCTATGATGGAACCATTCTTAAACATGCAAGGCGTTCAAAGATTAAAAGCAATGAAACGTGGCATGGGTGCAGAAGCAGTAGGCGAAAGCAAAGTTGTTAAAGAAGGTGCAGAAGAACAAGCAGAATTAACAATGGCGGCTAAGGATATGGTAGATAGATTTACTGCATTCTTAGAAGATGTTGCTGAAATGGGTGCAGAAGGAATGTTAGAACTTGCAGACTCTATTAGAGACGAAATGGGTCAAGAACAATCAGATGCATTTGTTGCAACAGTGAAACCTGCCTTAGAAGCAACACAAGAAGTTTTAACTACATCACGTGAAGCACTTACAGCAGGTGTTGGAATCATTACAGGAGAAACTGCTCCTACAGATACAATTGGTGCTGAACCAGAAGGCGACATTGAAGAGCCTATGGATACAGATGAACCAGTTGATCCAATTGATCCAGCAGGCGACGAGTTTAGTGCAAGTGAACCTGCTACCGGAGGTGATGAACCTGAAGGTAGAGAAAAGCGTGAAAGTTACACACCTAAGAAAAAGTCAATTGAAGAATCAACACGCATAATGAACAAGTTGGCTCAGTAAGGAGTCAACATGAGATTTTCTGAATTTGCAAATAGTGATTTAGAACAAGATCTAGTTTTAGTATTTCGCAATCAAATTCAGCGAGCCAATGCAGACGATTCAACTGCTGAACTATCTTACCAAGCAATTACAAACTTAATGAAAGCATCAGGTCATGGTGCTTTTGATTATGGTGTATTCAAAAACTTGTATGACACATCTGATGAAGTCAAAGCAGTTGTAAAAAACTTTAACCAAGATGGTGTAGTTTTGAACACTCAAATGCAAAAAGATCCAGATGGCACAGTTGACGATGTAGACTCTAGTCCAACAAATAACATCGAAAAGATGGCAAAACGAGCAACAAAACGCCGTTCATAACTTGACTTCTACCCACCTTTTAAGTTATAATTAATATTACAACTACAGGATTTTTTATTAATGGAAAAACATACCCCACCAACTTTTGTGGAACGTTACAAGTATCACACAGTTAAACAAATAAACTTAGAAGGCAAAAGACTTTACGAAGCACCTGATGGTAGTAAAACACCAAGCGTCACAACGATCCTAGGTAAAACGAAGGATATGACGCATTTAATCGCATGGAAAAAGCGAGTGGGAGAAAAACAAGCACAGCAAATTACAACCGAGGCCGCAGGTGTTGGAACAGCAATGCACAATAACTTAGAACGTTTTCTTATTGGTGAAGAACGTAAACCAGGCAACAACCTAGTGCATGTTCAAGCAAATAAAATGGCTGACGTAATTATTGAATCTGCTCTAGTAGATGTAGATGAAATATGGGGTATTGAACAAGCATTGTATTATCCACAGATGTATTCAGGCACTTGTGATGTTGTAGGACAGTACAAAGGCACTCCTTGTATTATGGACTTTAAGCAAACTAATAAACCTAAGAAAAAAGAATGGGTTGAAGATTACTATTTGCAAATGGCCGCATATGCAATGGCACACAATGCAGTATATGGCACAGATATACGTGAAGGCCATGTGTTTATGTGTAGTAGAGCATTAGAATACCAACAATTTGACCTAGTTGCAGACGAATTTGAACACTGGTCAAATGAATGGTTAAAACGTGTAGAAGACTACTACACCAATCATCACTTCTAATTGGTAAATAGTGTTATAGATTAGGAGAATACAGTGGCAGTTGTACAGATTTCAAAAATACAGCACAGACGTGGTAAGGAAACAATTACAGGTTTACCACAGTTAGCAAGTGCAGAACTTGGTTGGGCAGTAGACACACAAAAATTATATATTGGTAATGGCAGTGTAAGCGAAGGTGCCCCTGCTGTTGGAAATACTGAAATCCTAACTGAAAAAACAAACATATTCCAATTATTAGATCAATACCAATTTCAAGGTAATACAGACGCAACAGTACAAACAGGAGAATTTTCAAATGATCCTGTAAAAAGAAACATACAACAAAGACTAGATGATATTGTTAGTATCAAAAGTTTTGGTGTTGTTGGCGATGGTGTTACAGATGATACAAGTGCTTTACAAAGAGCAGTAGATCAAATATTTTTAAACAGTGGCGACAAGTTTAATGCTAATTCAAGACGTGCATTAAAATTAGAAGCAGGATCTTATAAAGTAACAAACACAATTCATATTCCACCATATGCAAATATCATTGGTGACGGTCCTGATAAAACTATTATTACAATGCATGTTGATCCTAATGAATTATCACAAACAGCAAAACCAGTTTTTCAAACAGTAGGCGGAGATAGTACTCCAGGCAGTTATGTTGAGTTTGCTTCTATGCAAAACTTATCACGCCCACAAAACATTATGATACAAGGTGTAACATTAACAGTAGACAGTGCAGTAACGGCAGATGCTCCGTTGATGTATTTAGATAACACAACAGAAAGTATTATTGACAATGTAAAATTTACTGGAACATGGAATGCATTAGATGGATTAGATGCCGCACAATGTGGAATTGAATTAAGAGGACTTGGTGCATTAACAAGTGAAAATGTTCTTATAAGTAACTGTCAATTTACACAATTAAGTATCGGTGTGTATAGTATTTTTGATACACAAACAATTACAATCAAAGATAGTTTGTTTACATTTGGACATGTAGGTGTAGACTTAGGTAGAACAAGTTCAGGTTCAGGATCACAATCACAAGGTCCAAGACATTACCTAATTACTAATTCAAAGTTTGATAAAATTGATGACTTTGGAATAGCAGTACATGCTCCTAATAACACAACACCATTTGGTCATACTTCTGCAAGTAATATTTTTGTAGATGTAGCAAATAATGGTAACGGACAAAACAGTCCACAAACAAGTGTTATTAAATTTGACAGTGAACTATGTCAAAGTATTGGAGACTTTTTTGAAAGAGATGCATTTGTTAACGAAAATTCATTAAGTGCTGTTCCTTTCAAACCAACAGTTGATGGTTTACATCATACACAGACACGTATGAAGACTGCAACACTTGCAGAAGTAGACGCACCAACACAAATTATAAAACTACCATTTACAAAAGATAAAATTGCATACATAGATTATCTTGTTGTTAAAGACGGAACGTCTAGTGATACAACTAGACAAGGTAGAATAACATTGTCAGTAAGAGATGATAGTAATATTAATTTAACTGACAGTTATAGCCATACAGGAAATAGTGATGGTGCTGTTGAATGGACAGCAAATCTAGATGACATGGATAGTACAGCAGGCAGTGAAACATTGCTTATCAAGTACAGAAATCCAATTGGTAATGGTGCAGGGACATTAAGTTACACAATTAGTTACTTTGCTTAATGTTTTTAGATACAAATACCGACGAACGTATCACACAATGGCGAAACTTTAGGAATACACTCGAAGAGTGTAATGATCCTTATCAAAGAACATTAGACTTTTGGTTACAGGCACCACGCATAGACAAGTACCTTAATCAGTTTAATTCTCAACAGTGGCCAACACCCTGGGAAGTAATTAAAGAAAACCGGTATTGTCCCGTCGCAATACCCCTAATGATAGGATGGACCCTGAAGTTAACTACAAGGTTTACAAAAACGCCTGTTTTGATAAAAATAAGTATAGACCATTCGACAAAAAGATATTATAATCTAGTTAAAGTTGATAACACATTAATTGACTATGAAAATAATTCTGTTTGTATAAGTAGTGAACTACCGGACACAGTGGTTTGCCAGGAAACAATTGAATTGTAGTTAAGATAGTAAATACTGGACTACACACGAATAAAGAATATATAGAAAAGAGGAAACAAATGAACGCATCTAAAGAAGTTTTTATAACAAAGAGAAACGGACAAAAAGAAAAGTTAAATTTAGATAAAATTCATTTTGTTGTAGAAGAAGCATGTAATGATTTAACAGGTGTATCTGCATCGCAGATTGAAATGAATTCTGATTTACAGTTTTACGACGGAATGACTACTGATGAAATCCAAAACATTTTAATACGAAGTGCTAATGATCTTATTTCATTAGAAACACCTAACTATCAATATGCCGCGGCACGTTTGTTGCTATACGGACTACACAAACAAGTATACGGACAATACGATCACCAAACTCTTTCTCAAGTTATAGATGCGAACATTGAGCGTGGAGTATATGATCCTGCTATCAAAGAAAAGTATACTGACACAGAAATTAAAAAATTAAACACTTACATCAAACATGATCGTAATGAAGAATTCACTTATGCAGGTCTTAGACAAGTAGTAGATAAGTATCTCTGTCAAGACAGAAGCAGTGGACAAATTTACGAAACACCACAGTTTATGTATATGATGATTGCGGCAACATTGTTTGCTGAATATCCACAGGAGACACGTTTATCATACGTGAAGAAATATTATGACGCAACATCCTTATTCAAAGTTAACATTCCTACACCGGTCATGGCCGGGGTACGTACTCCAATTAGGCAGTTTGCTAGTTGTGTACTGGTTGATGTTGACGATACTTTGTCTAGTATTTTTAGTAGCAATTCCGCTATTGGTTACTATATCGCTCAGCGAGCAGGCATTGGTATTAATGCGGGTCGTGTACGAGCGATTAACTCAAAAATCAGAGGCGGTGAAGTAGCACACACAGGTGTTGTTCCTTTTCTAAAAGTATACGAAGCAACAGTAAGAAGTTGTACACAGAATGGTGTACGTGGTGGTAGTGCTACTACACACTTCCCACTTTGGCATTATGAAATTGAAGACATCCTTGTACTTAAAAACAACAAAGGTACAGATGATAATAGAGTACGTAAGTTAGATTATTCTATTCAACTTAACAAATTAATGTATGAAAGGTTATTATCCGGTGGAGACATAACTCTTTTCTCGCCACACGATGTACCAGGATTGTATGAAGCATTTTATTCAGGCGACAATGATAAGTTTAAAGAACTATATGAAATGTATGAACGTAAAACATCTATTCGTAAAAAGAAAATAGATGCACATGAATTATTTTCATCAGTACTAAAAGAACGTGCAGAAACAGGACGTATCTATATTATGAATGTAGATCATGCAAACACACATAGTTCATTTAAAGATCCTGTTTACATGAGTAACTTGTGTCAAGAAATTACACTACCAACAAAACCTATTCAACATATTGATGATGACAAAGGTGAAATTGCGTTGTGTATTCTAAGTGCTATTAATGTAGGTGCACTTACACTTAACAAAGAAAATGAAGAACTAGAAGAACTGTGTGATTTGTCTGTTCGAGCATTAGAGGAAATTATTGAGTATCAAGGTTATCCTGTAAAAGCCGCTGAGATCAGCACAAAGGCTCGACGCTCATTAGGTATTGGTTATATCGGCCTAGCACATTACCTAGCAAAACACAAAGTAAACTATGCCGATAAAGAAGCATGGAAACTTGTACATGGACTAACAGAAAGTTTCCAATACTATTTGTTAAAAGCAAGTAACAAATTAGCACAAGAACGCGGTGCATGTGATTATTTTGACCGCACTAAATACTCAGATGGCATACTGCCAATTGATACTTACAAAGAAGATGTTGACGAAATCGTTGGAAAGAAATTAAATCATGATTGGTCTGCTTTACGCAAGAGCATCAAGCAACATGGTCTTAGGCACTCAACACTGTCCGCACAGATGCCTTCGGAGAGCAGTTCCGTTGTGTCGAACGCAACAAACGGTATTGAGCCACCTCGAGGGTACTTGTCCGTTAAGAAAAGCAAAAAAGGGCCTCTTAAGCAGATTGTTCCACAGTATAATCAACTAAAGAATTTTTATACCCTACTCTGGGACATGAAAGGTAACGAAGGTTACATAAATATCGTCGCTGTAATGCAAAAGTTTTTCGACCAAGCCATTAGTGGTAACTGGTCTTATAATCCATTGCAGTATGATAACAACGAAGTACCAATGAGTGTTATGATGAAAGACATGTTAACAACCTACAAGATGGGTTGGAAAACAAGTTACTATCAAAACACTTATGACTTTAAAGGTGCAGAAGATGATGTTGAAACGGTAGAAACAAAGGTTGACACAGAATCAAATGGTGCTATAGTTAATGGTACAAACGGTCATACAAATGGCCAAAGCAACGGTGATACGCAAACAGTTGAACAAGATGATGAACACTGTGATGCGTGTGCGATATAGGACTTTATGACGAGGAAACAGAAGGGTAATAGCAAGAAAATGACAAAAACAGTTTTTAACCGCGAGAAAGTTGACTTCACTAAAGAGTACATGTTCTTTGGTGCTGATCAAAACACACAAAGATATGATGTATTCAAATATCCAGAGTATGATAAACTTAATCAAACTATGCTGGGTTATTTTTGGAGACCAGAAGAAGTTAGTCTACAAAAAGATAGAGGTGACTATCAACAACTTCGTGATGAACAAAAGCATATTTTTACAAGTAATTTAAAATATCAAACTCTATTAGACAGTGTACAAGGTCGCGGTCCTTGTTTGTCATTTTTACCTTACTGTTCTAATCCAGAACTAGAAGGTTGTATTATTGCTTGGGACTTTTTTGAAACCATTCACTCACGTTCATATACACACATTGTAAAAAATGTTTATGCAGATCCAAGTGAAGTGTTTGATACTATTCTTGATGATGAAAAGATTATTGAACGTGCAATTAGTGTAACAAAATACTATGATGAGTTTAATGATATTGCAAACAATTATTTTAACAAAGGTAAAGGTGATATCTATGATGTAAAGAAAGCATTGTACAAAGCAATGATGACTGTAAACATTTTAGAAGGATTGCGTTTTTATGTTTCATTTGCATGTACATTTGCATTTGGCGAACTTAAGATGATGGAAGGATCTGCAAAGATTATTTCACTTATTGCTAGAGATGAAGCAACACACCTTAACCTAAGTACACATATTCTTAAACACTGGGCCAAAGGTGATGATGATCCAGATATGAAAAAGATCGCAGTTGAACTTGAAGATGAAGTTTATGACCTATGGCGTGAATGTGTTGAAGAAGAAAAGCGTTGGGCAGATTATTTGTTTAAAGATGGAAGTATGATTGGTTTGAATGCTAATCTTTTACATGCTTATGTTGAGTTTATTGCAAACAAAAGACTTAAAGCATTAGGTCTTAAAACAATTTATGATCGTCCATTAAACACAAACCCACTACCGTGGACACAACACTGGCTATCAAGTGCAGGACTACAAGTTGCTCCTCAAGAAACTGAAGTAGAAAGTTATATTGTCGGCGGAGTAAAACAAGACATCAGTAAAGATACATTTAAGGACTTTAAACTATGATACAAATCTATGGCAAACCTGCATGTCCATCATGCACAAAGGCAAAACAGTTCTGTGAATCTAGACAATTAAAATATGAATACAAATCTTTAGGCACAGACTACACAAGAGAAGAACTGTTGGAACAATTTCCAACTGCAAGAACCGTACCACAAATTATTATTGGCAGTCAGAAGATTGGCGGTTACGAAAACCTAGTAAAATATGTTGAAGACACTGGCTACAACGGAACTGGACACA